CTCGCGCGATGTCTGCCGCGCTGGCCCACTTCTTTCCGTCCTTCTCTATGAGTCGGATGGCATGGTTCTGGAACATGAGTTCTTTCATCATTTGCCTTTCTGAAATGAAAAAACCGCCCGAAGGCGGTTTGGCTTGTTGCGGATCTGTGCCCGCTAGGTTCTGTTCTCCCACCAGTCAAGTTGGAATCGGGAGACGTAATTTTTCGTGTCTGGGTCGCGGCTCTCTCCGAGCCAGGCCGTGACGTGTGCATGGCCCTCAATGGCCGTTGCCAGGGCGTTCGCAATACTGCGCGTCACTGCAGAGCCCTGCGATGGATTAGCGTAGACCTCGACCTGAAGAGTGAAGCTGTCCACATCTGGACGGTCGCTGATGTAGTTCTCTGGTGTGCCAGATACCTGTCTCCAGACAGCGTAGGGATAGGCCACATCCTGTGGCGCCATGCCGAAGAGGTAAAAGCGCAGAGGCCCTGAACCAGTCTTCAGCAAGGCCTGCACTGCAGGAACATTGACGGCAGCGAAGATGGGAGGCGTCATGGTGCTCCGCCCTGCTTCTTGATGATCTTGTCCAGCTGCAAATCGAGCTGCGTCACAAAGGTGTCTGTGGCCTTGCCGATGTTCTGCTCAAGCGCCGGCTGTAGGTAGGGCTCGGCGCGCATCTTTTCCGTGCCAAGCTCGACAAGGTGCCAGTGCGGGGTGTTGCCCTTGGCTCCTGTGTCCGGGTTTCCCTTCGGAATTCGTCCCTTCTCAGTACCGACGCCGACGCTGATCTTCAGATCCCCGGTCTGCTTGAAATACCTGGAACGGAAGCGCTGCGTCACGTTGTCCGCGATCCTGCGACCAGTCTCTGCATCGTCAATGGAGAGGGCGTTTTGCTTAGCCGCATTGGCGACCACACGCGCAGCAGATCCCAACGCCGAGCGGCCGGGCTTCTTGCGAAGCTCCACAGGGATAGACCGCATCTTTTCCAGAATTGGGTCCAACCCAAGGATGGAGAATTCAACGACCATCTTGCATCCCCCTGCTGATCGCTTTGTGCTCTTCGAACCAGTCAATGGAGCGGCGCGCGTTGCGGTAGTGGCGGAACGTAGGGATACCTGCGGTCCAGTGGAGGATCTTCGCACCGGTATCGTCCTGGCCTTCGTCCACCATCACGTTCCATACGGGCGGCAACTCGCCGATATCGCCATCATCCAAATCAGCGAACGTCAGCAGCTCCAGCGCCGACGCTTTTGCGAGAGCGGCCGGTGTGGTGTGCCACCAAGCAGGATGCCCGCAGTTGAATAGCATCACGCTTGCCCAGTTCTTTCGGTCATAGTTGGACTGGTCGCACTCCATATCGGTGCCGATGTACTTGCGGGCATGCTGGCTCTGGTAGGCGGGATGCTTGACGACCTGCACAGCCTTCTGCTCATCGAACTCAGCGTCCAGCTCGGCCACATCGCCCAGGCAGATCATGTCGCAGGCATCCATGAAGATCGCTCGGCCCTTGTAGCCCATGAGGTGCGGCACCAGGAAGCGCGATACCGTGAAATTGTTGGTTCCCTCTGGCAGCCCCATGGTGGACAGCGGCACGATGGACACCGGCTGGCTGGCGCGCTTGAGCACGCTGGAAACGAAGGTGTGGAAACCTACCGATTCGCGCGGATCGAATCCGCAAAAGAGATGGATCATGCTTTCACCGCCTCAATCCGCATGTCTCGGTGTGCGCGACCGGCAGGATGAAATTGCGTGGGCGCCTGCTTGATCTTGATGAAGCCATGCTCCTTCAGAAATGCCGTCAGGCTCTCAGGAGTCCAGCCCCAGCGGTGCGCCATGAACGGGTCGCCGCCACGCGGATCGCCAAACAGGCCCCACATCCCCAACTGGTCGGGGTCCTTGCCCGGAACATGGCGGCCATTCAGGATGTTCTCGCAGCACTTCTTGAGGTCGGGCAGCTCCAGCACTAGGCGGCCACCTTTGACGAGCAGTCGCCCCCATTCCTTGATCACAGCATCGCACTCGAAGCGGTAGAAATGCTCAAACAGGTGAATGGCGATGATCTCCGAGACCGCGCCATCAGCCATATCAATCGCATCGGCGCGCGCCACGATGTCTGCAGCTGTGCGCTCTGCCACCGCATCCACACCCAGGTAGCCTGGCAGTTTGCGGCCGCCACAGCCGATGTTCAGCTTAATCTGCCCAGCAGGTATTTCCATGCTTCACTCGCTTCATCAGGACGCCAGTTCCACCAGGCCAGAGACCTGAGGAATTCGAGCCGTTCGTGTTCTGTCGGATTGGGGGTGTTCTGGTAGAGCGCCAGCGCGGCCCCGTCTTCGCACCTCACTGGAACGCCGGCAATGCAGGCATCCACAGCAACGTTCGAGTGCCTGCAGACCACCAGAGAGATGCCCTGCAGCGCCTTTTCAATCGGCCCGGTTGAAGTCTTGACGCCACCGATGGCATCACGCTCTTTCTTTGGCCTGAACAAGACCACATGGCCCTCTCGGCGCAGCTTCTGGATGGCCTGGCGCTCCCAGTCACCGTGGCGAAGACCCAGAGCCTTCGAACTTTTCAGGCCCAGGCCTACTACCAGCACAGGCCCCTTGCGCGCGTCTTGGCGCAGCTGGATGCCTTGGGAGTCCCAGCGCTCGGCCGGCTCGCTCCTGATCCATGCTTGGGGATGGTCATGGTCGATGCTGACGCGCATGGCGCCGTTCTCGCGCCCCCAGTAGCCCAGATCCCAGCCGATGCAGTGGCCGCCCTTTCGCAAGTGCTCCATCCACCATTTGCGCCGCACCAAGTGCCCCATGCCGTAGGTCATCAGGAGATCCGAATCGCCGCGGTATACCGTCCCGACTGTTATCGGAATCGGTGCAGCGGCGATCATCGCTTCCAGCATCCTGGCGCCCATGGCGCACATGCTCGGGTCGGTCAGGATCTCAGCGCGCACAGCACCTCTTCATATCGTTTCGCGGCTTTCTCGATTGGCGACGCCGCGCGCAGGAATCTGCTCTGCACCTCTGCCCGCGTTTCCCTAGGCGTCAGCCAGTCCAGAGACATCCTCAGTTGCTCCACATTGGCGGCCCAATACTCGGCGCCACAGGCTGTCTCGGTGTAACCATCCTCTGGCGCGCCGATGAATGGCGTTCCCGAGCCGTGGGCGTTGGATAGCTTCACCTGACTTTTCCAGTGCTTTTGCGGGTAGCCGTTCCAGCCTTCTCCGCGCAGCGCCAGCACCACATCAACATCTGCCAAGCTTGACGGGTTGACCACAAACCGCGCGCCGATGCGCCGGCACTCTGCCTCAATGGCCGGGCGCCAGCTCTGAATGAATTTCTCGCTGCCCTCGTAGCCGATCACCTCCAACCGTTCCCGGATGGGATTGATCTCGATGCCAGGCCGGTGGTGGTGGTAGATCAGCTCGCCATGCCCTGCGTCCTCTTGCATGCGCCGGTTCGGCCAGATCACCAGATCCGGCTTGAGCCGCGCCACCTCGGCGCGCAGCCAGCGCATGGCCTGCTCTCTACCCCAGCCTGAGCATGCAGGTTGAGGATAGGCATCCACACAGTCCCAGACCCACGGTTTTCCGCTTCTACGGATCGTGGCCAGCAGATGATCCGGGATGCGCTTCACCGCCACGATCACATCCGCTGCAGCACACTGCTCCATCGTCGCCATCGGAGCAGCCACTGCGCCCAAGGCTTGAGCCATCTGCACGCCGCGGATCTGCCAACTGCCAGAGGTGCCCTTGCCTGTAAAAAGAATCCTCACAGCAGCCTTTCAAACGGCATGCCGGCCGCGACCTCTTCCAGCGTCCACTGCGCCCACGCCATCCGCCTGTACATCTCCAGCCGGCCAGCGTCCGTGTTGTCCTGAGCGCCAATCCAGTCGGGCATGTCAGATACCACCGGGATTCCCCACATCAGCGCTCGAACCGCCGCTCCACTGCCCCAGGTCACGACCCGGCCACATCGCGCCAGATCCTCTTCCAAAGGCTTCGCATCGCCGCGCCCTGGGTGACGTCGCACGCGGCCGGGAAACCGCACCTGAGCGCCAATCAGCCAATCTCGCGGCATAGCCGTTGGCGCGCTACCGATGCCACGCTGCGGCAGCAGTACGGTTTCTCCTTTGGTTCGCCACGGCTTGAGCTCAACCCCCAGCGCATCCCATCGCTCGGCGCCACCCAGCGGGAACATCCCAGCAGTGTTGTGCCTATCGCGCGCCAGGGACAGCCAGCGCTTGCCGGCCAGGCCGTTGCCCCACGCCGCGTTCTCAGCAACCAGAACCTGACCATATCTGCCAGCGATCTGGTCAACCTGACCAACTCTGTTCCAGGTTACGAGCACATCCAGCGCGCCCGGTCTCTGGCTGATTCCGTGGCGCACCTCAAATCCATGCCGCTCCAGGCCCAGGCGAAACGCCTCGATGCGCTCAGGTATCGAGTACCGCAGATTGAGCCAGGCAGTCTTCAAGGTCGCCGAAAGGATATGCCAGCAGATGCGAGCCCGGCGTGCAGTTGATGATCTCCACCCCTGCCGGTCGATAGGCTCGAAACTGCTTCTTGAATATCTCCATCCGCTCCGCTGTTGTCGTCTTCAGCGGCTTCGGATGGAGCCCGAAAAAATGTTGGCCTGGCGCGCGCATGTCGAAACCGCACAGCAGGACTCGCTTTGCCCCCATGTGCACCGCTACCATGATCCCCAGCAGACCTGAATTCGTGCCGCTGGCCACCGCCAATCGCTCAACCCCTTCGATCTTCTGATGCTCTGGCGCGGCTGTGAATTTCCGCCCTTCCAGCTCGTTTGCTCCAGGGTTATGCGCCCACCATGCGGCATCTGTCGAAACCACGGCATCAGCCCACGGCGCAAGCCTGTACGCATCGCTCACCGCCACGACAAGGCCGCGTCCACCCACCGAATCGGCTAGCGCCTGAGACATGCTCGGCCCTGTTGCTAGCACTTCCCAAGTCATTGCCCTTCGCCTACCCCGCGCGAGCAAGGGAT